CGGCGGCTCCCCTTTGGTCTTCAGGAGTAGGGTTGCACTAAGCCGCGCCCAATGGTAATGCATAAGCCGTTGCTTATTACGGCTCGCGGACGCCATCGACATCCGCTTGTAGAAACCCCGGCCCTCACAGGTCGGGGTTTTGCGTTTCTACGCTCCGATTCCATGCACGTCAAACTTTTTATGCATTATGTGCATTTTCCCTATTGCAACATTTATGCATTTGGCGCATATTCTCATCAACACCAGATGAGGAACCGACATGACCAAGCGCCAGACAATCACCAATCTCTTCCTCGCCGAAGTCTCTGCCCAGATCCAGTGCAACCCGAACGGGATGCATGCTGCGATCCGCGCCGCCTTTGACAAGGTCTTCCCGGCGGTCGGCTACGACGCTTTCGTTGATGACCTCTACCGCTCGCTGCGCGCTCAGGCTGGCATCGCCGCCTGACCCACCACCCCTCGCCAAGCCGATGGGTAGAAAGAAGGAGAGAGAAGTGTCCGAACGCGAAGTGAAGCCCTACGGCCCGCACGACATGGTTTACCGCGAGTTCCATATCGGCCGATCGCTGACCTCGTACATGCCAGCAACCGACTGGTGCTACGTCCACGACGACTACGATGGTGCTCCGGACGCAAACGATAACCGCTGCGGCTACGGCTATTCGATCCGCGACTGCCAGATAGAGATCGACGCTTGGTGGGACGATCAGGCTCGGGAATCCGACCAGATCATGGACCTCCACGACAAGACCATTGCGATGGTCAAGGCCGTGGTCGGCATCGACTAACCCCTCAACAGACCACGCATCAAGCAGGAGAGAGACGTGACCGCGCACACCAATTTAGCCGCAGCCAGCGAGGCCTATCTCCTCGATACGCCGATGGCGGCTCGTCGCGCCCTGGATGACGCGATCGCCATCTATGGAAACGATGACACCATCATGCGTGAGAAGGCGCTGGATGCCATCTGTGGCGAGCGGGCGGCCTATTGGACGATGTCCAACTATTCCGACGCCATCGGCAGCAGCCTGCCCTACGCGCTCAATGCTGGCGTCGACATCGGCCGGGCCGTTGATGCCGCCTATGAGCGCCGGCCTTTCCTCAAGCGTGGCGCATTGCACCGGATCGTGCCGCTCAACATGGCCGCAGCCCGCGGGTTGTCATCTGCCTATGCCCGATTTGGCGCATGGCGGGATGAACCCGAGCTGCTCATGCGCGCCAAGCGCGACTGTAGGAGGGCTGCATGACCGACTTCCACACCCGCATGCTCTTCGTCGCCCTGGCGATGTTGCCTGACGATGATCAGCCGCCGCCGGCCAGGCGCAGCCTTTCCGCAGGCGAATATCGCGCCCTGACGTTGCGCGCCCGCCGCTGGGCAAACATCTGCCTCGATGCCGGCGAGATCGCCGAGGCCAGGCACCAGCTTAACGAAGCTGCGCGGTTCAGCGCGCTGGCGGATGAGATCGAGAACGAGCGGAGGAGGGCGGCATGACGCGCGAACCGAGCAGCATCGATGTCGAATTCGACTTCAACGAAACACCGGAAGGAACCGTACCGATGAACCCGAATACCAAGACCATCGACGTCGACGTTGAAGGCATCCAGTCAATCGGCCAGGCCAGCACGGCAGTTGTCGAGCAGGCCGGCAGGGCGATGGCAAAGACTGCGGCACCGGCCGAGCCAGGCACTATGACGCCGATGCAGATGGCCTATGCGCTCATCCAGCAGGGCGCCGATCTCGGTTCCGTCAAGGAAATGCTGGCGATGAGCAAGGAACTCGCGGCCGACCAGGCTCGTCGGGCATTCGATGCCGCGGTGGCAAATGCCAAATCCGAGATCCCCATTGTCGGCAAGAACGCCAAGGGTCACAACGACAAGCGCTATGCCGACTTCGCCGCCTATGCCGCAGCTCTGAAGCCGATATTGGCCAAGCATGGGCTGAGCTATCGCTTCCGCTCCGAGCAGACTGAGCGCATCACCGTGACATGTGTTCTTTCGCACAAGGAAGGGCACTCAGAGGAGAACAGCCTCTCCGGCCCCGCAGATGCGTCGGGGAGCAAGAACGCGATACAGGCCATCGGCTCTACGCTGAGCTACTTACAGCGATACACCCTCATCCAGGCGCTCGGTCTTGCCGCGGCAGAAGATGATGATGGCCATGCGGCCGGCAGCGGCGAGAAGGTTACTGACGGCCAGCGCGATATCCTTCTGGCCCTGATTGCCGAAGTCGGCGCCGATGTAGCCCGCTTTTGCGCCTACTTCAATGTCGAAGCCGTCGCCGACCTTCCGGCCTCGCAATACGAGCGGGCAATCAAGTCCCTTGAGAAGAAGGGGAAGGCAGCATGAAGGCGCTCGACCTGGAGCAAGGGAGCGCAGCTTGGCACACAGCGCGATGCGGAAGCCTTGGCGCCTCTGCGCTGCACGAAGCTGTCGCCCGCACCAAGACCGGCTATAGCGCCTCGCGTGCCAACCGGATGGCTGCTCTTGTCATCGAGAAACTGACCGGCCAGCCGCTTGAAACCTACCAGAACGCAGCGATGCAGCACGGCATCGAGACGGAGCCGGAAGCGCGCATCGCCTACGAGTTCTACGCCAATGTGGACGTCGCCCAGGTTGGCCTTGTCCTGCACCCGATAATCGGCGGCACGCACGCATCGCCAGACGGACTTGTCGGCGAGGACGGTCTCTTGGAGATTAAATGCCCCCAACCGGCGCAGCACCTTTCGACGCTGTTGGGCGAGGCGATCCCAGAAAAATATATGATCCAGATGCTTTGGCAGATGCGGTGCTGCGACCGCGCTTGGTGCGATTTCGTCAGCTATTCGCCGGCCTTCCCGGAAAGCATGAGGCTGCACGTCAAGCGCGTTCCTCGCGACGACGCCCGCATTGCAGAACTCGAGGCCGATGTCACCGATTTCTTGAACGAGCTTCGCCTCACCGTTCACCGGCTGAAGGCTAAGTACGAACCGGAATCTGTCGAGCCTGGCTCCCTCTTGGCAATGGCAGGCTGATCATGTCGCGCGCCCTCATCGTCCTCGATACCGAATTTCAGCGCCGCAAGGCTGCAGAGTGGGCATGGTCGCTAAAACATGGAACGCGCGTCGAGTTCAAGGCGCCGAAGCGCACCGACGACCAGAACTCGCTCATGTGGGTCTTGCTGACCAAGATGTCCGTGTCCCTGAAATGGCACGGCCGGCATCTCACGCCCGACGACTGGAAGCTGCAGTTCCTTGATGCGCTCCGCCGCGCCAAGAACGAAGAACTTCGGATCGTTCCCAACATCGACAACACCGGCTTCGTCAACCTGAGCACGTCCTCATCCGATCTCTCGAAAAAGGAAATGTCGGACCTGATCGAGCTTATCTATAAGTTCGGCGCCGAACATGGCGTTGAGCTCAGCAAACCACCGGACCAATCCCCCACCCCCAATGCCCCGTCCGGTGAGCGCCCATCCCAGAACGGCGGGCCAGCGCCACGGGAAGGCACCACCCCCGGCAATGCCGAGCCTTCCCGTGGCTCCTACGCACAAACCAAGGGAGTTTGAGATGCAAAATCCCCTCACCCTCTTCAACGCTTGGCTCGCCCGAAAGCGCGCCGCACGTCTCGTCAAGGCCGCGGAGCAGCAACGCGCCGCGATTATGGCCCAGATCGCCGAGCGGCGGGCAAGGAAAGCCGAATGGAAGCCGCTTGGCGGATTGCTCCGGCAGGCGACGGAGGCGTCCCTGCGGGCGTCTGTGAGGCGCTAATGGCCGACACCGATCTTGAGGCTTTCGCTAAGGAACTTATCCGCGCCTCTTGGAAAGGCTGCGATGGTGGCGACATCATTCAGGAAGTCGCATTGAAGCACCGCCTTATCAGGCTCGTTGGCTTCGATCCCAAGATCCACGAAGACCCGACAGGCGGGGACATGGAGCCGGGAGATCCGTGGCTTGTGTTCAACAATCAATTGGCGAAAGGATCGCGGGCGTGAGACGCGAGTTCACAGCGAAGACCCGCAAGGCAGCCCTAAAGCGCTCCAACATGCGCTGCGAGGCAGTAGGCGAGTGGTATGGTCTAGGACCGGGCCAACGCTGCCACGCGGGCCTCGCTCACGGCGTAGAATACGACCACATCATCCTCGATGCCAACTCCAAGGATAACAGCCTGGAGAATTGTGCAGCTGTCTGCATCAAATGCCATCGGTACAAGTCAGCAAACCACGACACACCGACCGCCGCAAAGACCGTCGCGC